CATCTGGATGAGTACCCACGCTTGCTAGAACCGAACCGTCATCACGTTCCTTAATTGGAACACTATCATTAATTTCACTCATATACTTTTTCCCAAAAGTTAATCTACAAAGGCCTTCATTTGCTGCGCTGCGTCAAAAGATTTAATCTTAGAAATAATCTCTCGAGCTTGAACGGTAATAAACACTACCGCTGCGCCGCCATCATCAGGTTGAATCACAAAACGATCACCGCCGTATTTAATCGTGCGGACCAAGTCGCCTTCATGGCACCACGGTCCTTCAGCCCATTCAGACAGATCGTCTGGGCTCTTGTATGCCAAGGGTCCAATTTGGACAACCTTCGCTACAGTTTCATTAAATCGGAGTGTCTGTTTAGTTTCATCAACTAAAATAATGCCACCCTTGCTAATTGTCTTTTCGCGTCGTAGTTGAACTAAAACGCGATCCCCTAAAACTTCGATACCCGGGTCTACCTTCGGAAAACATTCTAATTCCGAACGCAAATCTGGCTCATGGTTTTGATTTGTGTCAATCACTTTACAGTGCTCCTCGTGCCGTACGGCACTTCTCAATAATCCTCTTCGTCCTCGCTGAGGATTTCATTTACGATATCCAAGGCTTCTTGGATACCGGCTTTTTGCCCAACCATACGCTGATATGTTGCGTAGTCGTGGACATTAACGCCGGACGAAATAGCTAACGTTAAATTCTGATCAGCACTTTTCAAGCGCTTGATAAATTCAGATACAATATCTTTCATACTCTTATTAATACAAAAGGCAGCAAAAAGCCGCCCTTAGTGCATCAATAAAAGTTACCGTGACCGATATCTTTAAGGTTTTTATCTGGACCGACTTTAGAAGGCTTGGTCAACTTGGCTTGAGATGCGCCAATTTTCCAATTGTTATCGCGGTGTGAACCAGCGGGGCCTGAGTCCAAAGAGGTTTCACCGGGGCCGCCAGCGAAGCCTTCATGGCCGGTTTGTTTGTATGTTTGGCGGAAGCCGAGCTCGCCGCTTTGTTTTTTAGTTGCCATTATTGTCCTTCGTTGGGTTGTTCAACCGGAGCTGGTTGGGGTTGTAATTGTGCAGCCTGTTGGTTTTGATCCAGCATTTGTGCGTGTTGTTGGTCGTTTTGCTGAAGCGTATTCATGTGCTGCTGGCTCGCCAAGTTAGCTTGACTTTCCTGCTGCGCTTGCTGCTTAGCTTGCTGTTGCACCATTAGAGCTTGTTGCTGGAAGTTTTGCTGATCAACAGCTAACCCATGCTGCCTAATGTCAGCACTGGCTGCGCCAATTGCTTCCATCGCGGACATATTCTGCTCGTGTTCCAGTTGGGCTTGTTGCTGATCCATTGCCGCGCCTGATTGAATGAATGCGATCCGTTCTTTAGCAGAGTTGTTAATATTCGCCATTGCAATATCTGTCGCATTGCGTTGGTTATCAATATTTGTCTGCGTTTGATACTTGGTCTGCAAATCTTGTACTCGTTGTTGCAGTTCTGCAACTTTGAGTTGGTAATCTTGCTGGGCTGTCTGCAACTCACTTTGCATCTTGGCTTGGAATTCCTGCGACTTACGCTGCGTCTCTGCCATTTGAGTTTTCAGTAACACTTGCGCTGTCGGGTCGGCGTTCATAGCATTTTGCTGTTGCGATTGCTGCATTTGCTGCACCTTTTGCACCAACGCCATAATGTCCGGCAGGTAGGGTTTCATCACCTCTTGGGATTCTTGATCAACAATCTTCGAGCCAACGGCCAGAGCTTGCTGAGATTCCCAGTCTAATGTCTTTTCTTCATGTAAATTCAGCACGTCTTTTCCACCAGACACTTTTGCCACAATATTGCGCATGGATTGCAGATAGTACAACGTCAAATGTTGCTTAATGTGTTCTATCGCGATCGGCGCAAACGTTGGCCCAATGACAGGGCTGCCACCGTAGACTGGATTCTTGGCGTATTCAAGGTGAACCTGAATATGTGCCATGTGGTCTTGGTCTGGATAAGCTGCCGCGTGTCGACCCATCGTCATTGAAACGTTCTCTAACGCTGGGTTGGATTCTTTGGAGCCTTGTGGGTTTGGCAAAATCTCGTCAGCCTCTGGGATTTTCAGCTGGTTAATAATGCGGCTGTACACAGCGCGCAGATCAAACATTCCAGGAGGGGCCGAGGTTGCCATTTGCAACAGGGCTTGGTTTTGGGCGACGCGTTGTGTTTCAGAGAAAATGTTAGGGTCTGAAACAGGACGCACGTCCGTGTTGTATGCAAAGTCACGAACTTCAATCTCTTCACCAGATTGGTTGTCCATTTCGTCCAAGTACCAGTTATTGATACGGGAAATGATTTTAAGTGACTTAGCTTGTGAGCGGTGTAGGCGGGCATGGATGCTGGAGAATACCTTAGCACCCTGTTCGATCAATGCCTGGGTTGTACCCACGGGCATGTTGCTGTTGGCCTCGCCAATCTTCTCTTCGGCTGTGGTGACCACACCCTTAGCCGCGTCTGTCAACCAACCTAATAGGTTATAAAGGACGCTGGAAGGCTGGTTAAATGGCAAGGGCATTGCCAATTTGCGAACGTCGTCTACGCCCGGTGCGCCTTCGATCTCAACAATTTGGGTGGGTTCGATACGGTCTGATTGACCTCCGATACGCCCGCCCTTGAGCTTGAGCATAGTCTGGCTGTTGCTGATGTGAGCAGCGTCCAACAACGCTCGGAGCGCTCCGGTAAGAGCAGCGCTAAGGCCACCAATAAGGTGAGGCAATCCAATAGCGTAAGCACCGCGCCAAGGAATGAATTTAAATTCGACATACCAGTCCAGTTTTTCAATCTTGTCGTCGCCGTCAGCCCAGTTTCGGTACAAGCCCAAAACCTTGCTAGAGGATTCGTCAATGGTCAGAATGTACGGGGCACGCTTGCCTTCGGTTTCCGAGTCTTCATCCAGGCGCAAGAAACAGGTAATTTCATAAACACGACGCAAGCCGTCAACGTTCTTACCTGAGTACTGCTTACCCTCAATCTTGTTATTCGCCTTAGCGGATTGGGTCATGTCATCAATTGGCGCGTCCGAAGAGTAAGCCGAATCAATTTCACGGTAGATACCAGAATCCGTACGTTGCAAGAACGTATCTTCTGTAATGTCTTGAACTTCAGTTACACGTTGTGATGTGTAGAAGTTGGTGGATGCGTATGGCAACAGGATGTTGTCAATTGGGATCCACTCGCACAAAGGACGACGTTGTTCGCCATCCCAACGCCATTTGAGGAACTGTGAGCCACCCAACGGGAGTTGTGTGAGCAATTGCTCCATCTCGTCACGGTACTCAGGGATCTGCTCAGACAGCTGCCAGTTAAGGAAGTTGACCTTACGCTGGGCAATCTCGATCTTGTTGCGGTCAGCCTCACCCTTGATGTTTGTCTTGGCGATGCCTTCAGGTGGCAACAGTTCCTTGGCAGAACTTGCAGCAAAGTCTACACAAGACTCTGCCATAACAGGATGCACAACTTTAGAAGCACCGTCGAAAGTAGCGCCGCCAGGAGCGTCCTTACCCAGACCAGTGCGTCGGAGGCCCTCTTCATATTGTTTGTCGCGTTGTTTACGTGCTTCTTTATCTTCATCGAGATAATCTAAGTAATCGTTAGCAAGTTGGTCTAATTCGGCCTCGTCGAATACTTCGGCCAAGTTGGCGTAAAATTTCGGGCTGTCTTTTGGCCCTTTAGTCTTTTCCAGATTAACAATAACTGAACCGTCTTCCAGTTCAATCATCTCACCCTCAGCCTCTTCCCTATCCAGACCCATCGAGTCTTCTAGTTCGGAAACCTCTTCGTCTTGAAGATGTGCGTCTTCAACCTCTTTGTCCCGCTTAGGGTTAAGAGATGGCAGGTTACCGCCAGCTTGAATCGGGAGTTTTGGATTTGCCATTAATTTTTACTCTAAAACTGATTTATAGCGGCTACGTGGAGCTGCCTCTTGTGAAAACTGCGGATTAGCCGCTTTCACTGCTGAACGTGCAACATGCTTTAGCTTACCCAAATAGGGTGCTGCATCCATTGCTGCGTCCAAGGGTTGACCTTGTACCAGAGATCGGCCAGCTTCTTCGGCCATGAATGGTGCCATAAGTGTGGCTGCCGTTGCGGAAACTGGGTTGGGGATAATGTTGCCCATAGCAAGGGCATGGCCCACCCCTATCTCTCCGGGCAAGTAGCTGTGCTTACCACCAAAGACGGTATCGCCAATTCGGTCAGCGGTGTCTGCGTCGACACCGTGGTTTGCCAAAAAGTTAGAACTTGCTCTTGACGCACGGCCTAGTGTCGACGGGGGAACATATTTCACCTCGCCGCTGCTGTTACGCAAAGCTGCCAAGAGATCTTCTGGAGGCGCTTCATAGTCCGAACGCGGAGTCATCTCACCACCTTTGGCAAAGTGCTGGATAAGTGGGTGATCGTGGGGGAGGTCAGCTTGGTGCACCTTGTGCCCGTTGATCATCAGCTCGACCTTCATTTGCGAGGGCGATACAGAATGACCCTCCGCATAACTTGGAAGGCCTGCTTTTTCAAGCAACAGTTCTTGGGGTGATTTGATTAGATTAAGCATAGCATTTTCTAATTCTATTAATGCACAGTAATGGAGGGATTCGCCCTATTGTGCGTATGGGTTGGAAAACTTTCGATTTAATTGATCGTCAATGTAATCGTAGTCTCGAGCCGGCAGTGGATCCAGCTGAACCCAACCAGAGTCCCGTAGAACCCGCAGGGCTTGGCTGAGGGAGTCAACGTAGTCATCGTGGCCCTTTGCTTCAGGGAACGAACACACCTGACGAATGAAACGTTTGGCCCACTTAGCTATCTCGCCTTTGACCTCGGGGTCTTCTGGAATGTAGACCTTGCCCTTTGCCACCAGGGGTGCTACAATGTTCAATCGCTGCACCTTGTCGGGTCGGCCAGGGTTGTATCCCCTTACCGGCACACCAGCGCCTTGTAGCTCCTGAATCAAACTGATACCCGCCGACTTATCTTCCATCAAGATCAGGTCGGCCTTACGACCCTTGCCGAACGTATTGTCCGCGCCGTACACGACCTCTTTGAAGTCGTTGATAACCTTGCGGCGGAGCTCTGGGTATGCCAAGTGGTCATCCCATGCGTCCAGTAAGATGACCGCGGTCCCAGCGTCTTCTTGCTCAAACACGCCCCATACGGTGCAAGCCGTTGGATCGTTGACCGTCTTCTCGCTGGTAGCCGGATCGTAGCTGGCAATCACATATTCGAGGTTAGGCGTCGCCTTATGTGCCGGCCATAGACGGAACTGCTTACGTTTAATAATACCTGCCTCTTCCGGATCCAAGATCTCACCGTAGATCTCTTGGCGGCCGAGGTTGGTGCCCTCATAGCTTTCGAGCTGTTTGAAGAACGTAGCCGAAAGGTTGGCCTTGTTGTCAAACGAGCTGGCGTTTGCCACGTACACGTCGCCCCCAACCTTCCCCTCGTTGAGGTCGGTGATTAACTCCAAGGGTTTGGGAGTCGTGGTGATGATCTGCTGCACCCGCTTGATCCGTGGGTCAATCAAGCGCAGTGTAAACTGGGCCTGGTCATAAGCGTCGTCAATATACTCGAACGCACACAGCTCATCGAACCAGGCGCCATGGTATTGCTTACCGCGATAACGTTCAGGCTCGGAACCAGGAATCCCCTGAATCAAAGAGCCGTTGATCAGCGTGATCTCTAGGAGCGATTTATTGTAATCCTTGATGATTGAGTTGGGCAGGATGTTTAAGAGCCCGGAATCCCCCTCAAAACACGTCGCACGGATGTCGTTGGTTGTCGGTGCTGTTACCAACCAGCGCGTCTTGTCATACGTCCACGCCCGTTCGCCAATCCAATTCGCCGCGGTCCATGTCTTACCCGCACCTCGACCCGCCAACATGAGGAATGTGTCAAACTCCCCGTCCTCGGGTTCTTTTTGGTGTGGGAGTGCCATTAGCTGGTACCTGACCAACCAAATTGCGGCGTCTAACTGGGGCTTAGGCCAGTGCTTGTTCTGATCTGCGAAATGCTTTAACAGCAGTTCTTGTTTTGTTGTCAACGACATGTTATAAATCCTTCTCCTACCAAAAACGAACCATCCGGTCCGTTCGTTTCAATGTGTACACATTGCTGTGATGGCAATTCCTTGACCTCGGTGATATACCGGCGCGCTTGGTGTATCCTAATCGGCGGCGAATCCTGATAACTACACAGAACGTGTCGGATTCTGAAACCAAGTGAGTAGTATTTTAGCAGTGTGTTGACCTTCAGCATGGTTTTACAACCAAGCGACTCGACCAACGCCTGTAATTTCCTAACTTCAAGCCAATTCTGCGTGTGGAACGTGAACCTGTCCCCCTTTTTCTTGTACTGGTTCGGCTGGGCCTGTACAATCCCCCTCAATAACTCCAAACGCTGGTCTTCATGGGCCAGCAGGTAGTTATTTGGGATCCCTTCTGGCACCAACGGCAACAATTGGGCCGGAATGCTGGGGGAAACGCTGAAGACCATGGATCCATCGGGGCTTTCCTTTGGTTTTATGATCTTGTATCCACAACTTCGGAACTTTTCTATTACTTCTTTGCTGTTGATTGCCTTGACCGTGAACTGACCCTTGCGCGTTCGGTTCCAGTACCAGAACCCAAAGACAAACGGCGGAACCGGCAGGTCTTGGTATGGGAGCTTCAATGGCTCGCAAGTCGGAATAGAAAAGAAAAGTTTGTTATCCCTGTGTTTCAGGGGATGGTCGGCTACCTCAACCACGGATAGCTGCTTCAACGGCCGGCGGAACTTGTTCCTGCCCTTGTGTTCCAGAGATCGGATCCTATACTTCGGGGTTTCCAATAAAAAGTTTAAGGCACCGTTGCCTGTGACCTCCATGTGGTCGCTCAAATGAATGCGGTAACATTTGGATTCGAAATGCTGGATGAGTTTGATCTGCTGCGGGGCCCCGTGTCTGTCAAACACATAATCCCCCACATTTAACTTGTCAGCTCGCTTCCAGTAATCAAGCGTCAGAACTTTTTCATTTGCTGCTATTGCCATCGCCTATATTAATGCACAACCCTTCTGACATTCGCCCGTGAATTCCAGGTTTATAAAAGGTTATGATTTTGACAAGTGTGTCATAGTAGTCATAGTAGTATGGGTACAAATGACTATTCTTTACTTTATTTTATTTTAAAAAAAAAAAAAA